CCCCTAAAAAACCGCATAAATACAGGAGGAAAATTATTATGAAACATTTATATATGATGTTAAAATTGGCTTGTTTCCTAGACTTTTTGCCCCTTGTTACTGATTCGTTACTAGTTTAGTACCTACATAGTGGCGCATCATATATTTTATAACGCTCCTTTTAGTATTAGAAACATTGAAATTAAAATGCAAAAACTGTCATTGTTTACTGATATTTTTTATATAATATTCTCATACATATATCAATATATATTGACATATGTATAATTTTATGATATACTATAATCAAGAAAGGAGGTAAGGAAAGTGGAAAAGAAGTTAAAAAAAATGCTTCGAATATTGGACCTATTCGAAGCGCTAGTGATTAAAATCATTTCCTTGATTGGTTGGATTTTGATTCTAATCAAACTATTTAACTAAGTAGGTTGAGGGGCTTGTCCTCTCTTCCTATCACTATTATAAAACCACTTTTCAAAGAAAACAATGGAAAAATTAATTTTAAAAGCTATCGAATTGATTGGGCTTATTGCAGTATTAGTATTCTTGATTTCAAAATTATTCTAAAGGAGGTATAACCGTGTCAACTGAAGCACAGAAGAAAGCTAGCGCAAACTATGCTAAGAAGATGACGAAATGTGTCAATCTTGCATTCAATAAAAAAACAGATGCAGACATTCTAGAAAAACTTGATCATGTCGAATCTAAAATGGGTTACATTAAAAAACTTATAAGAGATGATATTGAGAAAGCAAAAAAGGACCAGAGCAACTAAGCCCTGGTCTTTTCTTATGAATATAAATTGTTGTGTAGTCGAGATTTAGTCGAGTTTAGTCAACATCTTTATGAATAACCTCATAATAAAACTTAAATTAGACTTTTTTCAAATACTTTCTCGCAACCCATCCACTAGGAATCTTTGCCCAATCTCCATCGAATTGAGATACAGTGACACGAGTACCGTAATTAAGACATCCGTCCTTATCGTAATCGTGAGCCTTAGCGTTCTTAGTTAATTCCTCATATGTCTTTCTTCTACAGTTAGCCCCTGGTCCTGTTCTGACGCTTAAATCACTAGCAGTAATCATATAAGTACCTAAAGCATTAGATGCATTGCTCTGTGGCTTAGGTGTAGGAGTTTCAACGTGTTCATTAACACTCTTATTTAAGATACCCTCTACAATTGCCTTTGCGCACTTGTCAGCGTTCCATTTCACTTTATCAATAGCGTTGTCAACAAAGCAGCACTCAACAAGTAGTGCTGGAGAATTAGTCTTTCTCAACACATATAACTTAGTAGATGTTTTAACACCTCTGTTTCTAATGCCTAGAGTGTTAGAAATATTCTTGACGATTCTTTCAGCTTCATCTTTGGCTTTTGAGTTGTCGCTATAGACATATACCTCTGTACCTGTTCCGCCTCCAGCGTTGAGATGAATAGAGACATCTAAGTCAACCTTATGATCATTACACTTGTTTACAATTGCTTTTAGGTTAGAATTCTGGTCTTTTCCATTATCATCAGTACAGTCATATACTGTATGTCCGTTTGCTCTTAACAACTCAATGACTTTATTTTTAACTTTTCTGTCTTCATTGACTTCATCTAATAAACCACTTGCTCCGCGACATTTTAAACTATGTCCACCATGTACGTTAATAATCATATTTTATACCCTCTCCTTAAAGTTCAATTCCTTCAATTTCTGCTCTAATCTTTAGAGTGCGAATATAATTCCCTAAGTGCTGCTTCTGCTCTTTTAATAAGTCAAGCGAACATTTAGGAATGAATGTCAACGTACGAGCCTCATACTTGACAGTAATATCATCTAACTTGTCATATCTAATTTTAGCCTGTAAGTATTCTGCTTTAAATCTATCCTTATATTCAGTACTGTTCATTAATTCGATTGTGTCCTGTAATTCCATGATTATTCTCCTTTGTTAATAGCATTTTCTGCTACTTCTAGTCCTTTTGTTAAAACTGATGGTACATTGTCTCCGGCCTCAACGAAGTTCTCGATAATGCTTCTTAGTTCATTAATAATAAGTGATGCCAAAGTGAACCATCCAACATATGTAGTGATACTCAAGTCAATATTGATAGTCTGCCCAATCTCGATGAAGATTGCAGACGCTAAGAAAGCAACTAATACCATAAGCCAGTAGCCTAATTTCTTCCAAACTCCGCGTACTCCTTTTGCACTGTTTTCCTTTCCTGTCAGTCTTGATTTTCTGATTCCTGTAATGTAATCAATGATGTTAAGTGTGAGAAACCCTACAAACAGTAGCCAATGAGTGCCGAATACTGCACTCAATACAGCCACGATAGTTCCTCCAACCGCGTTGATAGTATCCATATACTTTAATGATGTGTCATATAATTTCATGTTTTCTTCTCCTTAAGCATAGCAGTACACGAATGTACCGCAGATATATTGGTTGTTGATGTTGTTTCTAATTGATGTCAGAGTGAAATGGTTTGCCGTCACATCATTAGTCTTTGGATAGAATCTAATGACTAATCCAGCATCAGAAGCACCATTTGGAACAGGGATAAAAAGATTATGGTTAGGTGCTTTATCATTTGGAAAGTCCTCCCACATATAACCCATAGTATTTCCACCAATTGTTGCATTTATGAGCCCGTCCCATTTCAATTCGCATAACTTAAATGCGCTGTTATACCTGTACTGCAGTTTGACACCACATCCATTTGTTCCACAAGAAATCCAGTTTGACCAACCGACATCTTTATGCTGTATCTTTTTATTGTCCTTATTCTGTATCTTTTCATTAGTCAATACAGGAATCCATGTATCAATCTGATTTTCGGTGTCAAAATCAAAGGCATAACCGTTATAGGACTGCGCTTCAAGAGGCATGTCCACCTTCAATTTGCCACTTTCTGCTTTGCATCCAACTCCGATTCCTCGACCATCAGCGGAAAAATCCAAGAGTTTGAATGATGGTGCGATTGCAGCATAAGATGCAACGCCGTCCACTGTGAAGTAATCCTTGATAAGCACTCTGAAAGAATAAGCATTATCTGCACTGAACTTACCGGCAGATGATATATATACCTTGTTCTCGCCACTGTATGAATCTGTATAAGTTGCAAGAGTGGTCCACGTTTCACCGTTCTTGTACTGAATCATGACAGTCTTATCATTTTTATTTGCAACAGGTGCAATTGAGAATGAATAAGTGATTCTAACTGCCGTGCCTTCATCATCTGCTTTATTGGATGATACATTCCAACGCTGTGCAGTGACATTCTTGACAGATGGTGACCACCATTCTGTAACACTGATATTCTTAGAGAGTGTAGCCTTCTGTCCTCTCGAATCTGTAACTGTCGATTTAAGAACTACTGTCCCAGAGGATTTAAGGGGCTGAGTAGTAAAGTAACTGTTAGGGCCAGGGATAAGCTGTCCATCAATCTCATTGTTGTAATAAGTGATTGTAGCACCGTTCTTCGCCGTAGCAGATACATTACACTTGACTTTCGAAACACCCTGTATGATCGTTGATGCACCGAATCTATTTGCGATAGCAGTATCTTCGTTTGTGTATGTGATTCCTGTGACAGTAGGGCCATAACCCGAAGGTAACACTAAATCCAATCGACAGTAATTAGTGCCTATATATTTACCAGCACGATTATAGGTGTCTACCTTGAATGTCATATATGAATATGACGTATTAGTCATCTTGTTAATCAGTGAAACTGGAACCGTCCATTTGAATTCATCATTCCACTGATTATCCGCAATCTGAACGTTAGCATCATAATAGCTGTACGAGATTACATGTCCGAAATCAGATGACGCTCTAGGTGTCTTGATTGTGACACTGTTTCCAAAATAAACAGATGTTGGAGAGCAGTATGGCTTAGTTGCTCTAGGAATAACATCGCAGTCGATACCACCCGAAGCCGATACACTGCCCACATAATTACCGGATAATGTAACTTTGAGTTCCTGTGAGAATGAAAAATCAAAATGCTTGCCACCGTTGCTATCATGCGGAATCTTGATATTCGTAACTGTCGCAAGTGTCTTTGTTCCACTTCCGCCGATAGTCACTCCACCAGACCATATAAGGACACCATTTGCCCACATAGAGCCGTATTTTGTAGCATTTGAGTTAATATTCCACTTATAGTACTTTGTCAGTGTAGCAGTCCATAAATCATAGTTTCCGTCAACATTGACACCTGTACGTGTCATTGTCATTGTGACATTACCATTGCCACCACCGAATGACGCACTGCATGATGCGCTTGTCGCCATCAGTCACCACCTACTTTCTTAAAAGTCAATGATCCATCGCTATTAATAATGAATCCGAAGTTTCCGATTCTCAGCGAATTAGAAACCTCAATGTTTGAGTTATACATTCTGTTGTTTGCAAAATATGCCACTTCGTCATTATTCTGAAGAATAGAGTATTTACTGTTTGTCTGTTTTGTCTTGAATTCAGAATCCTGTTTGCCTATCTCGATTCCTTCTGCGTCGAATCTGATATAGGTGTTCAGTTGATTCTGATTGTTTGAGACCTTGTCAGAAAGGGATGTAAAGTCTTCTTTCTTCACGAATCCAATCTGAATACTTTCTGTTGTCTGCTGAATAGTAGATACAGTAGAAGCAAGGTTCTTACCGTCAGAGGCACTATAATAGTTCTCTGAGACCGTCTGCAAGATGGATGTCTTAGTCTGTTCTATAGACGAAGAAGCATCTTTAGTTGCTTGTTGCAACTGGTTGTTCATGTTGTTAATTCTATTGTCGTAATCATCAATGATTGACTTCAAGTCATTTGCAAGCACTGGGATGGTCGTTGTATATGTTCCATCATCCCATAATATCTTTGACCTAACCCAGTAATAATGCTTGTCAATGTAGTCATCGGGAACGCTTTTCCACCCACTACTGCTTGCATCGGGCATTTCCGTTGCAGAATCTGATAGGTAATACTCCGGAGTGATTGAGCGAATTCCCTGCCCGTCTTCGCCGTCATTGACTCTCACTAGGGTTATGCTAGCCGATGCCTTAATCATATGATTATCCTTCTAACTGAGCACTGAATGTGGCTTTGTTTGAGACATCACCAGCACCGATTGTATAAGTTGCTCCTGTTGCTACGGCAGTAGTTCCACCATCTTTGTACCACTTGATAGTTCCTAATGCAGATAATGCAGGGCCTGTCACTTCAACTCCGCCCTTATAAACATGAGCAGTTAAAGTTGTGGCAATAGCAGTGTTCTTGAAGATTGTTCCACCGCTTGAAGTGATTGCCATTGTGATAGCGTCTAAGCCATCTTTTCCGTTCGTTCCGTTCGTACCTTTGTAAGATACAGAATATGATTCAGTAGACTTACCATCTGAGTAATTTACAACAGTCTTTGTCCATAAATATTGTCCATTTTGTACTGTTGGAACAGAAGTGCTCCATGTGCCTGTCGGAGGAGTTGTTCCACTTGTGCCTGCCTGGTATGTAACAGATGTTGAACTAACAGTAACACTTGTACCATTTGAACCGTTAGAGCCGTTAGTACCTTTGTAAGAAACTGAGTACGCTTCTGTAGATTTGCCGTCAGAGTACTTAACTACTGTCTTAGTCCACAAGAACTGTCCATTCGGTACGCTCGGAACAGTAGTACTCCATTCTCCTGTCGGCTTAGTAGTACCACTTGTACCAACCTGGTAAGTTACAGAAGTCGAACTCACAGTAACGCTGGTACCATTCTGACCTGTCTGCCCCTTGAATGCGATTGAGTAACTGAATGTCTTGTTGATTGTGATATCACCATCAACGACGATAGGGATAGTAATAGTACCACTCTTAGTTAATGCAGATGTTGCAGTAACTGTAATTGTTGGCATTGGTGACTTACCGTCAGACACTGCTGAAATTCCTGTAGGACATGTGATAGTTCCTACTGTGCATGGAACCTGTTCACTACCACATAATGCCATTACCTGTGTAGTAGTTGTCTGTGTGCCGTTTACAGAAGTAGTAGTACCTAAGAATGTATAGTTGTCATTAGTTAATACAACCGAATAACCATCGGTTAAGTCGATAACGTCAATCTGATTGACCGCTTTAATTGCCATAATTTTCCTCCTAAATGTTTAATTCGCAGTTGAATACTGCCTTGAATTTAATGTCTTTTGCTGAAATAGTAAACATGAACCCGTTATCGTTGAGTCTTGAATCATCTAACGGAATCTTGCTGAATTCTGTCTCTCCATGCCTTTTAATGAACCACTGCAGATAGGCATTATCTCCAAATGTTTCTCTCAGTTTTGAAGAGTTATCAATCACTACTCCACCCACATAGATGTTCACTGTGAATATAGTTGCCACATCACTGTTCTTGAATGTCGTGCCATTTGATGATTCTATACACAACAATATAGAATCCTCACCTTTTGCACCTGTTATACATACTGGCGTACTGTATGTGACAGTATTGTTGATCGTCGTAGCTGTTCTCTGCCATATATAGAATCCAGGACGCCAAGTCGGTGCAGTCTCTGACCAACCTGTTTCTGGTGGTGTAGCTCCATCTGTTGAACCAGCATACTGGCACACAAACTTTTTAACTGAGCCCTGTGCCTGTTTGATTGCTTCTCCAGCCTTTTCTTCAACTTCTGAAACCCTTAGTGATATCTTCTCATTGGACAGGCTTAATTGCGCCACCTTGTCATTGATGCCTTCCTGTTCCTTTGCGATTATATCTAGTTTCAATGATTCCTGGTCCTGCTGGACCTGCAGCTTTCTGATTCGTGTTGTATTAGATACACGATTCACTGTCTTTTCTTCATTCTTTGTTGTCACACTGCCGTCAACCGTAGACATAGAGAACTGTCCACCCTTGTAATTAACAGTTAGATCCGATACAAAGAAAGTGAATTCATTACTGTTATAATTGACAAGACAACCAGGAAGAAGATTATCAATCGAGATCATTGTGACATTCTTCACCTGGTTGAAAGCCAATCCCTTAAGTCTGTCGTAGATGTTGTCTATAATGATCTGTTCATCTGCATATAGATTTGCTGAATCAATAAATAGCGTGTTTCCTGTCTCATCACCTTTAGAAAGAGGATTGAGACCATTTTCAGCATATACTCTTGTGAGTGTATACACTTCATTCTTCTCATAGTCTGTTAAATCCTGTGTAGCAGCAAAGGCAGTCTTTTCAATGGGAACAAACTTGATAGAATCAATTCCCTCTGCATAGACATTTGCTGCAAACAGTTCCGCAATCCAGCCTAAGTAACTTCTTATCACAATCGTGTTATCGTACCATGATACGCTCTTATCGAGGACGTACTGCGGTATTCCTTCACGAATAATAGAAAGACCAGTCAGACTTTCAATCTCGTCTAGCTGGTCTTTTATAGTGACAGGATATGATAGTTTAGTATCGTATGCTGTATCAAGAGAATAGTTATTGTCATACATCTTGAGAGTAAGTTCCTTAGTGTACTTCTCCGGCTGATCATACACCTTGAAGTATCTTGTATCAGATGCATCATTCTCCTTGACTTCCCAGTACTTGCTGATGTCGATATTGTCAAGAATGCCGTCATAGTTATCGAACTTCATTGTCAGTTCAATTGATGGCACGTTGCCTATCATACGGCAGTCAGCAAAAGAGACAGACATCTTATAATCAAGAAGTCTGTCCGTTACATTTGTCTCTCCATATTTTATAAGCATATAATCACACCTCAATCAGAGAGAAAGAGAATGAATCTGCCTTTAGACCAGACTGCACTCTCTTATAATTGTACTTCTTATTTGAAGCATACATCTTCTTGGTTCCTCTGATACCATGATCAGGAATGTAGAGTTCTGCCGTGAACTCTGCCGGAGTGAGTACCTTCAGAATATTCATTACATCTGTGAATGTATTCAACTTATATGTACATGTAATCTTAAGCATGTTAGAACGTATTCTATTTCTTCTTAAGATGCCTGTTGAAACAGGTCTGACACTATCCGAATCTAAATCATTGATTTCTACGCTGATATCTGAAGGAGTCGGAATAAGTGTTCCGTTTATCTTGATTTTCGCTTCATCTGCCATTTATTCCACCTCCTAATAGTCAAATACAGGCTTTCCTGTACGTGCTTCATAATCTTTGATGTTATCAATCACCATCTTAGTGATTACTCTGCCATCATCAAGCACTAGCTTAATGACATAAGTAGCACCTGTTCCGTCATTCTGAGAAAGTGATAATCTCTCTGAAATCTTTTCAGCAATCATATCTAATCCCTGTGTATTTCTTTGTAATGGGATTACTGCTTCTGTACCTGCTTCACCGATATTGGCGATAGTGGATGCACTTACGATACCACCTTTCGCGAGTCTAGGAATCCTAGGAATTGAGAATCCTTTTCCACCGACACCAGGAACCCAATCAGGAATCTTTATCTTGCCGATACCACTTAAGAATTTGTTAATTCCATCAATCATAAAATTCAATGGAGCCTTGAAGATGTTTCTTAATCCGGAAACAATACTCTCAAATATCTGCTTAACACCAAACCATGCTCTTCTCCAGTTGTTTGAGAATACACCACTGATAAAGCTAGTAAGACCCAAGAAAACAACTTCCAATGAATTGATGATAGGACCCATGTAGTCTCTGAATGCCTTGACAACATTCTTAACCGTTTCAAACACGTTCTTCCATTTGAAACCAAAAGTTCCTTCCATCCATTCACCTAGATTACGGAAGAAGTCTCTGATATTGTTGACTCTTTCACAGATTGTTTTGTCTGCGAGTTCAATAATTCCTCTAATTGCAGCAAATACCATATCAAATACACCTCTCAATAGTGTTAAGGCCAATTTGAATATAGGTCCTAGAATATCAAGAATTGTGCTGAAGATTGGTGTGACGAACTTTAAGAAATCACTTACCAACCCCATTATGCTCTGGAATACATTCTCCCATGCACTCCACAACGGTTTGAGAACACTATCCACAAAATCTTTAATGATTCCCCCAACTGTATCAATGATAGGTGCCACAATATTTAGAAATACCTTCTGAACAATAGTAGCAATATTTCCTAGAATGCTTACTATATCATCTCTAAAGCCCTCGCTCTTTTTCCATAGATCTGCCACCGTAGCAATGACTGCCCCAATGATGACATTTACAGGATTCACAGCCATTACAATAGATGCGAATATCTGTGGAAGAATTCCGAACGCACCGCTCAATGCAGTTGCAAGTGATGCCCAACCTGAAAATACTCCCACTGCAAGCTGGATCTGTGTGATAACAGTGCCAAGAATACCAGCAAGAGTAGAAAACAATGATAATCCAGCAATAGCTGAAAGAATGCTAAGAATAAGACCTACATTATCTGCTATGAAAGAGAATAACCCATCAATGATACTAAGAACCCCATACACTGCAACTAATACAGCAGTCCAGTTAATCGCTTTAGTAATATCTCTAACTATTTTCAGAATCTCATTGATGATCTTCAATATAGAGTTAAAGATATTCCATAAACGCTGGATGATTAAATCACCTAGACCGAAAGTATTCCATGCATCGGCCAGTCCTTGGGAGATGTTGCCAATTATCTTGAAGATGTTAGTGAATATCTTCAATATCAGTTCGACAGTCTTTGCGCCTGTGCCGTTTTCCCACACTGTATACATTGACTTGCCAATTTCCATAAGAAGATTCTTGACACCATTAAATGCATATACTGCAGCTGCAATCATTGGCGCACCAAACTTATCCCATGACTGCTTTAATGGCTGGAAGAATTCTGCAACCTTCTTCTTGATTTCTTCTAACTGCTTGTCTACTTCTTCAAGAAGTCCTTTCTGTTCTTTTGCACCACTGTCATCCATGCTGAATCCGCCGATATCACCACCGGAACCACCAGCACCGCCTGAGCCACCTGAGTCACCTGAAGACGGATCACTTGAACCATTGCTTGAATTGATGTTATTGATTGCATCGAATCCAGCAAGAGCTCCTTTCAATTCCTTCTTGAGTTTAGAAGCATTACCTGCTGCCTTTTTTAATCCTCTTCCTGTTCCGCTTGCGCCTTTAGAAAGCTTCTGCGAACTGTCGGAAGCATCGTTCATTTTCTTTGCAAGAGCCCCTGTGTTTCCTGCTGCCTTTTTAGCATTGTTGGACACTCCGCCAAAAGAAGAACTCAACTTCTTTGACTTGCCGCCAAACAGTGCCGTCAGATACCCAACGGCAACCATAACAACTTTAGTGAATGCAACAACATATGGGACGCAGGAATTAATTGCCTTTGCAATATTGGTAAAGAATCCAGCAATATTAGACTGTCCGATTGTGTTCATTACATCTGACATACCTCTAACAATGGCTGTTCTCATATTAGCGATTGATGTAGCAATTCCACCTGTCGCATTTCTTGCCTGTTCCTCAAATGACTGATAGCCGTTAATACCCTGAGTGTTTAACTGCATAAGAGTATTCATGAACTGGTCCATTGATACAGTTCCATTTCTTAATGCCTCGCCTAGTGCAGAAGCATTAACAAAACCCATGGCCTCAGCCACCTGTTTCATCTGTGCAGGCATTGCGGTCATCGCTGAACGCCATTCAAACATATCGGGTTTACCCTTAGCATATGACTGTGACAACTGTTCTAGGGCTGATTTCTGTATCTCTGAACTTGCACCACCGGCTAGAATAGCATTATTAAGTGCAAGGAACATATCAGTTGATTTAGAGATATTGCTATTTACTGCCGTAAATCTCTGTACTGCGCCTGATGCATCGTCTAAAGTAGTTGGAAGCCCAATAAGCTTATTGCTTAGTTTTTGTACAGATGCATTCGCTTGAACGCTGTCAGCACCTAGATTCGACATCACTCGGCTATAGTTGCTAAGAGTATCAACTCTCTTGATTGCAGCATCAACATTCCCTAATATCGTTGATTTAATCAGAGAAGCAATACCAAGACCCGCCACAATATTGCGAATACTCTTGAATGAATTGCCAATTGATCCTGTGACCTTATCAACATGATTCTTTAGGCTGGTGACTTCATTCTTCACGCTGTTCAGTTCTGATTTCGCTGATTTCGTCTGAGCAGATATTACTATCTGCAGTTCCTCTACCGTCATTCTGCATCACCGCCTTTCTTTTTCTTAGTGCTTCATTATGCCTTCTACTGAAGGCAATACGAGAAGATCTAGCGCTTGCAATCTCTTTTCTTTCCTTCTCTTTTTCAAACTCTTTCCTATCTTCTTCGAAAAGTGAAGGATAGAAGTCCCACAATTGTGTAGGAGTGAATGAATCATCCTTGCCATTAAGGACAGCAGAAATACAATCCCTTATCTGAAGGGCCTGTATCTGAAGAGATATCGCTTCCTGTCGCACCATTTCCTTTTTCTTTCTTTCATGTGCTGAAATAATATCATATAGCTCATCTAACGAATAATTCCAAAATGAAAAGGGGTCTACTCCAGCATCAAGCGCTGGATCATAGACCGCCTTGTATATGTAATCTGTAATCAGGATATCTTCTAGAGATTCTTCTTGGCTTCCGCCATTTCCTTTTCCATTTTCGTTTCGAGAGCCCCAGAGAAAAAACCCGATACCTGGAACAATGGAATAAGAACATCACTAAGGAACTCTGTCTGTGAGCCACCTTCATCGATGTATCTATCGAACATATCATTCACATCGCTTCTGTCGATGTTGCTGTTGAACTTCTGAAGACCACCGTGTGTGATGTCTAGCATAGTACATAATGGTGTCATGCCTGTTTCTGTATTAAGAAGGTTGATAAGACTTCCACCATACATCTGTTCTAGTCTTGAGATTTCTCCTGTTGTTAGTTTCAATTTATATTCTTCTTCCCCAATCTTCCAAATGATGAAGGGTTTTCTTTTTGCTTTTACTGCCATTTATCTATATCTTCCTTTCTATGCTGCTGCTACTGGATCAGTAACAGTGAGTTCAGATTGTAATGCGATTGAAATTGTGAATTCAATAGCATCATTAACACCACCGCCCGCTCTCTTAACAGTAACCTGTCCTGAGAATGTAGTTGCAGTGCCGTCCTTCAATGTTTCCTTGAACATTGCGGTAGCTCCTGATTTTTCTAGTTCTCTCATTAATCTGTACGATGATGTTTCTTTACTGTTGTCATACTTGAATGTATATTCTAGATCTCCAGGGTCTCCAATACCAAATTCATAGACTTTAACTGTATCGTCAAGTGAAGAGTTTTCAACCTTTTCTTTTTCAATACCCATGTCAGGAATCTTCTTCAACCCTGGAAGGTCAGTGAAAGAAGTTCCTTTGTTTGTCTTGTCATAAGATAATTTAGCGCCATTTGCTAGCATTATAAAATTCCTCCTTATCAGTTACATACCATGATAGATGTATTCACTATCATAATATGCTTCATAACTCATTTTTTTGTGTCTTAGTCCTGATGCATCATCAATATCTCTGCATGATACTCTCTTGAGCCCCATAGCTGATAATGCCTTATCAACTCTCAAGGCTGTACCTGACGTACTCTTAGTATCCCAGATTTCGATTCTGTAAAGGACATGTGATATCTGCTCCTTATCATCCGTCCATTCCGATACGCTATTATCTTCCTCAACGTACTGAACCGCTGGAAGATTAGCCCAATCCTTAGGATAGATATCAGTGACTTCAAGGCCTTCATCTGTTAGAGCCTTATATACTTTATCTTTAATGTTGATCATAAGTTCCTAATCCTTTTCGATTAACTGGCTGATTACAATACCAGCCTCTTTTACTGCTTTCTTTTCAGTCTTTTTTGCTCCCTGATACATGAATGGCTGTGCAGCCTGTCCGTCCGACTTGTAATATCTCTTACCATCAACCTCAATGACTACCCAATGGTAATGTTTTATCGCGCTGTCTGATAGCTTATCTTCCGGAATCCACCAAGGCTCCATAGTGTAAGATGGATTTGCGTATGGAGATATTCCAGAATGGTCTGCAGCACCTTTTCGACCTGTTCCGAATTCGACATATTGAGCATATGCCTTATTTGTATAAACATATCCCTTGTCGCCTTCAACACGTGTCTTGATTGAGTTTCTTAATGCACCATCATTAACAGGGCATTCAAGCACGCACCCACTTCTTATGGTTTCCGCAGCCTTTCCAAGAACCTGTTCAGGATTCTCAAGTACTGCATCTATAGCGCGAAGCGTTCTAAATAATTCATTAGCACCATTGAGACTCATTTAATAATCTTCTCCAATTCAAAGAGGTAGTGCCTGTTATATTCCTTCATGCTGATGATTCTGTAATCCGGTTCATCAATTGACTGATTATAGACATTCACTCCCCACTTTTCAGTGGGTCTGAAATCATCATCCAAATTCTTAGGAAGAATCATATTAAGAATGTAGTTCAGTCTCTCCCCATACATTTCAGCCTGTAACTTACCGGATGCAGGCCATATCTCAAGAAGCATTGATTTTCTCTTGATCCACTTTTCAGTAGTGACACCTTCGCCGTCCTTTTCGATGACAGGCTCATATACAGGATAGTTCTTAAGCGCTGAAAGTCTCATTGGTTCCCCTCAGGCTTCTTTTCGTGAACGATTCCTCCTGCACGAATCAGTCTCAAGTTGTTGAGAGTTGAGAGAATATCTTCAAAAGTGGAAGACTGAAAAGTAGATGTTATGCCACCTTCTGAATGCGATGACTCTCCGACCATGCCCTCTCTGAAGTACATGGCACATGCTAGATCAGCCACACAGAAATCCATTGCAGTGATATATACAGTGCGGTTTGTATGTGCAAGAGCACGCTGTTTTGCCATTTCAACATAGATTTTTGCACGCCCCTGACTCGTTCCTGTTCTTTCAGCAACAATCTCAACTAGATCCATAGATTACTCCTCCTGCATCTTAGTGAGAACTGCGACCAATTCCTTTTTAACAAGACTAGAATATCCGCTAACGCCCTTTTCCTTTGCAATAGTCTTTAACTGGTCAACAGTCATATCGTTGAGATCTGTCACTTCTGCATTTTCTACAGGAGTATCTTCATCATTCTTCTTGTCTTCAATGACACGATATCCCTGTTCAGTATAACGCTGAAGGTCATCCTCATGGATGACTCTTTCAACGTTGATTCTTTTTACAATGATCATTATGCATCAGCTGAGACGTTAGCAATGATTAGGTCAAGCATGTTGTCCTTTTCCCAGCAGTCATGATATCTTCTATAGTCAATCTGCCAAGCATTTGCATCCTGGTTAGTATCAGGGTCAAATACTCTTGTCTTGTCCTGCTTAGTAACACCGATAACACTATTGATTGGCGCCATTAAGAAGTTTACATTCTTAGCAGTTTCACCCTTTGTATATCCACCTGCGTCTTTTGTTGCTCCAGCATCAACCTTGATAGCTGAATACATTCTGTTCTTTGGTGTAGGAATGAATGTGATTTCATCAAGCTTATAGATGTCTAATGTGATATTTCCAATAGTTAATTTACCTGATGTAAGGTTGCTGTTTACCATCTTTTCCTTTAATAATCTTAAAGTATCATATGTAATATGACAGATGATATCGCCCTGATATCCTTTATCACGGATAGTATCCGCTGCCTTTTCTAATTCAGAAAGAATATTCTGTTCAGTCAATGCAGTTGTTAGGATGTTTGCTGATTTCTTTGCTGTAACATCAGATACAACCTTAGAAATACGGTAAGCATCTACTTCTGGTGCAACATGCAAACGCTGGAATTCTCCCATCACTGTGCCAGCAGATGCAACGAAATTGGTTTCGTTCACATCCATTGCATCAAGAAGGAACTTTCTTCCACGGTCCTGTGTCATTTTGAATGTTTCATATTCAAGAGTGACAGCACCCTGTTTATATCCTTCATCTCTGTTATAGTCGCCTAAGCCGACTAATGACATCTTAGGGATTTTTACTTCTGCACCGCCGTTATACTTAACCTGTCCAGCGTTGGCATCCATCCATGATGTAAGAGTGAGATGCTCCATCTGTTTATCTAATTCAGTCTGAAAAATAGTTGAATACTGTAATGAATTAATTGCCATGTTCTATACCTCTTTTCTAAAATTTAAGTGCATTCGCGAATGCCTTTCTTGCATCCTCTTCTTCAGCAGTAAATACATTGTTTCTAGCCTTGTCTAAAGGTGCTTTGCCTTTTAATCGGTCATCAACAGACTGCTGAACTGCTCCCTTGAATGCTTTAGAGAGTCTTTTGACAGATTCGTTCACTGTATCAGCATCAGTGTAGTCGATGAAGTCAGCCATGTCTGCTGGTACTCCTGCAGCATTAAGCTGTTCCTTGGCAACTGCAGTCAGTTCTCTACGAGTAATTGCTGCCTCTCTGTTGTCAAGGTCTTCTTTTCTCTTGTCTTCCTCATACTGCTTCTTTTCATCATCTGTCATTTTTTGAAGTCTTTCGGCTTCTGTATGATCCTTCTCCCACTTCTTTTTTTCACGGGCAAGTCTCTGTTTGACGATTCTGTTTACATCATCCTCTGTGAGTGTTGTCACTTTAGATTTATCATCTTCTGGTTCACCTGACTGCGCATTATCGGGATTCCCTTCATCGCCTGTCCCTTCTTCCCCTTCTTCTGCAAAAAGCTGAAGGTTCAAAGGCATCATATTCTTAACGTATTCCATAATTAAATACCTCCGTTTATAGTCCGTATGACTGTTATATCCATGCACCTTTTAATGTCATATGCAAGTTATGGACAAACAGAAAAAAAGAAGAACATCAACCGCTCTTCTGTCTGCTTCTGTATTTCATCAATGCTTTAGGTTTTCTTTCCTTGGGAGGCGGGCAGTACTCCTCATATGTCTCGTGAGAGAGTTTTCCGCATATCATGCACATATATGTCACCTTCTTGACAATCACGTGCCTACGGCTGTCAAAATGACTTTTACAGTCATACTCAAAGTACTGGTGATGATGTGGTTTCAATCCTTCAGCCATATGATTCTCCTTTCTTGAAATTGAGTAAAATAAAAACCGACTAAACAGTCGGCTTATACAAACGGTATTATGTCTTTCAGGTCCTTCATGAATCTCTTGGCTTTTTCAATAGTTGAATTATCAGTAAGGTATTCTATGCCTTTTGGTGTAATCTCACACTTATCAAGATTGTATATATCTATGTTTTCGTCTATATCCTGGTCAATTACTATCCCACTGATATATCCATCATTCAACAGATTCACAATGACATAAGTCCAGTACTTTCTGTTGATCTGCAGATATTTACTGTCATGTCTTATGAGTGATGCATCAATATCCTTCCCTTGCTTTAGCTGCATATACAGGTAGGATAGAATCTGATAAACAATTACATGATAATCATCTCTTGCCATATTTCATTATTCCTTTTTATTCATTTCGTCTCTAAAGGCATCTTCATAATCAAGTTTGCCTGAATTAAGTACAAAATCTCTATCACGCTTCATTTCATCCAATTCTTCCTGTGTTTCAACGTGCACCCCTACAACAATCCTGTCTATGTTCTCATAAGTATGATAAAACATATAGTTTACTCCATCGTTAAGTGTAGGATATAATTCTGCTTCTATAGTTGCTAAAGCTAATGAAACACGCAAAGCAAACATCGGGTCACCTTGAAAAGAAGGCCCTAAGTCATCAAGATGGAACATCCCTCGTGATTGATCCCCGGTTTCATAATCCGTCCTAAAGTCATGTTTAAAATCAGAATATTCGCTCATTTTTTCACCCTCTTTTTAATATTGTTTAATGCATCGGTTTTGTAATTTCTATAATCCCATAATTTGTTATTTTTCCCAGATACAACATTTATTTTGATGTTTGCATCTATAACTTCTTTCTTGTTTACAAGTTCATTATAAACTGAATCACAGCTAAAACACATGCTTTTTTGAGATAAGATGAAAATTTCTTGATTTTTTAATTCTCCTTTTAAAATTTTGTCATAAATATATTCAAAAAACTTATATTCTGTATCGACATCTCTAGAATATTCGCCCTCGTGTCCCTTATATGGAACTGTTTTTAAATGAGGCGTCAATCTGGCATTATCAGGCGATAAAATTAATTTTGATTTTTCTCCTTTATAATTCAAATAATTAGAGTCAGATACTTTTGAAATTTGGCTTGAAGCAATATATATATCATCACCAATTTTCATTGAAGCAACATTTCCTCTTCCTGCTTTGGTTGTCATATATTCGTCTTTTGCAGTAAGGGCTTCTTTATCTAGTTCTAGAATCGTTTCAGCATCGACTTTACCATAGTCTGTTTTATAACGATTCACTGTCCTGAATTTATACTTTAAATCATTCCACTGGCTCTTATTGCCATATTTTACTTCCTGAAACTTTTCTAATGAACCAGGAACTAACTTGCTTCCAAGAACATTGCAGTAATTTTGGTACTGAATCTTATCTCTAGAATAATTCTTAGCTGACTTCTCAGCAGTGTTGATTGCTTCAGCACCATGCTTTTCAACCATTCTCTTATGCCACTCTTTATAAGTCTCATCCGCTGGAACCTTTATCTTTTCACCTGTAACGGGGTCCCTTGCAAATCTTTCTAGATTATGCATAGTTTCATCATCAAGATTCATAATAGTTGTAGAACGGCACCATGGGTGCATTGGAGGGGCGTTTACGCCTATCTTCTTATCATTCACCCTGTATACACTTCCGTCTCTCTCACGGCAAATTTGAGACGTTCTAAGGTCTAGTGTTGCAACAAATCTATATTCCTCTATGCCATAATCCTTGTAAGCCTGAAAGTGCGCCTCATTGTGGATGTATGATGATTCGGTTCTTACAAGTCTTCTAGCTTTATTTCTACCTGATAGGAACTGTTCGTTGATTGAGTCGGTCATTTCCTTCTCTGTCTTTCCTGTAAGGGCTCCTATCATGAGCTCCTCTTTTAGTGCATCGGCCACCTTCTGAGTATTGTTCCATACTCTTTCTGAATAGTTCTGTCCTGACCATTTCTTTTTCAGAATGGTTTCAAGAGCACCTTCATCAATAGGGCCTGTCTGAAGATCTAGACCACTCATTCTTGCAGCTTCATATACTGCATGGTGATAACTGCTTTCATAGACCTGTCGCATTGTCTTCCCTATGGCATCTCTTTCCTTGGATGCAATGGCATTAATCAGCTTATTAATTGACTTGTTAATATCATCAAGCCTCTTCATACGGTTCTTGTATGCTGGGGCTTCCAATTCTGCTAGTACCTCTCTTTTTTGGGCGCCTGTCTTATTCTTGTATGCTTCAAGCAGTTTTTCGAAATTTCTGCTGTCAGCCTCTGAAAGAAGATTAATAGCCTCGTCTCTTGTCAGATGATGTTTTGAAGCGAATCTATTGAATATTCCCTCAATCTGTTTGGCAGTGTAGATTGCAGCCTTGCTATAGATTACGCTCAACTCTTTGGCGCAGTCCTCAGCCAACTGCATATCCTTGTACATGTTCCTTGCTTCTCGCATCTCCCAGTACTTTATGTTTTTGATGTTAGTCATAACAGAGCACTATTATTCCTTGTCTTTGTCATCATCATTATTACCATCTTCCTTGTGATCATCTGTTTCTTCTTCATCTTCTGGAGGAGTATTCTGATTTTCGGTATCAAATAACTGCTTCTGTGTTTCAAGTGCTTCCTGTTTTTCTTTCTTGACTTCTTTCATTTCATCATCAACATTTGAAACAAAGTCAAGAAGTGCAAGAAGTGTCTTAGTTGATACAACACCTTTAAGATTCGCAATAATCTGTGATAATTCAAGACGGTTCTGTGGTAATCCTCTTGTAAATACAGGCTCAATCATTGACTGATCAGCAGCAATCGCCTTTAGATTGAGGTAAGTACAGAACATTCTTATACGCTTTTTAAGCCCTTTCTTGTAATATCTCTCTTTTGTCTTGGTGAGGGTCTCAAGGGCTAGAAGCTTATATTGAATGGCAATGCCTGAACTGTTGCCAGCAAAGTTTTCATCTGTCAGATTAGGAACGTGAGAAAGTGAATAGATATCTTCCTTTATTGAACGCTTGAGTGTTTCCACCGCATTCTCGTCAAATGTTCTAGTCAGATATTCAGAGCGTGCATCACTAGGAAGTTCCATAACTCCATTCTTACGGATAGCCTGGAGCGCTTTTGTTGCTTCTTCATCGTCATCACCTAAAAGAGCGCCATAGACAACAAGCACTGCGTCAATGAACTGCTCCTTATCGTTGATTCTGTCAGAGCATAATGTATTGTATGCATCAATCAGAGAAATCTGCTGTTCATAGTCTCCAATGCAGTCCATGTTGTTTCTATATTCAATGATAGGGTCCTCACCTAAGAAATGTTGGTAAGGCTCACCTAGTTCTGAAAACTCGCCTTTTTCGAATTCCTCATTGCATGTGATTCCGATTCTTGTGACATAGTTCTCACTTGTAACTGTCGCAATGATATTGAACCTGTCAGTAGAATCATCTTTTTCAATCGAATAATAAACGCTGAATAGTTCATGCTGCTCAATTGAGGCATCAAAAACCTTGAACGTTGACAATGGGTCAAGTGTCTTGGTCATCAGCTTGCTTTCATGCTCACATAAGTAAACATACTCATAAGCGACACCAGCACGTGACATATTGATAGCATTACATGAATCTGTATCATCTGTTTCAGCATCAACAAATGCACCTGTAAGCTTGTCAATATTGCCGTCTTCTGTATTCTTCTTGAATGTGATAGGGTTTGAAAGAAAATAGCCTGTTGCTGTATCTGATATATCTTTAGCGTGGTTTACCATGATCTTATTATTCGGCTGGTTCTTGAACTTCTTTTTCCTGTTCATGATGGCATGCTTACCAAAGTAATAGCCGACATTCTTCAATATCTCAGGAGCACGAATACTATAATGCTTACTAATGAGACGAAGGATCATGCTTCTGTCTATGTTTGTCTCGTCGAATTTTTCTCGTGGAATCGTGAAAGTATAATACATCTTTTAAAATCTCCTCTTTCCTGCTCTTGCCTTCTTCATAAGGATTTCATTTTCTATAGCATATCTAACCGCATCTATAGTGTGGTTGTTTCTGTCGGGGAAGTCCCCTCTAAGGTTGCCGTCTCTATCCATTTCAATTTCATAGTCATTGAATTCACGTGCAGCATTGGGGCATCTAACAGGATCTATAATTATCTTATCTAGGTCCTGAAGGAACTTTATTCCATTGTCTACACTGTCAGCGCCTTTCTTTGCACCGATGATATTGAGACCTAATAACTTGAATTCATTAATAGTTCTTGGTTCGGCCGAATCAGCAGTGACTAGCTTATTGAGTGGGTTAATCTCTTTTATGAGTTTCACGGCCTTGGCATTTGATAGTCTAGTTCCATATACTTCACCAAAAATAAAAAGACGCCTGCGCGTCTTGTCATAGTTTGCTTTGACATATGCTAATGGGTCACCAGCATAACCAAAGTCCAATCCGTTTTTTAATCTATCGAATACCTGTATTTCCTCGTCGGTTATCTCACGTATATCAAGGTTTGTGAAAACCTCGCTACCTGTTCCAGTTACCTCTCCCAAATAGTCATGCTTATACTTATCAAGCTTTGTCTCCTTCATGTGGTTGGCTTCTATTAAGAACTGCTCCCCAAGCCACTGAGGTGGTGCCTGTAAGTAAGTTGTGTGAGAGACATATGTATCATCCCTTTTTACTAGAACTTGCCTGTTGCACCAATTTCTTTGTGATTCAGGAGGGTTGAAGGAATAAAATACACAATACTCATGTCCACCACGTAAAAGAGACTGATTAATATTGGTTATCTTGTCATAGGTCTCAAATTCGTCACATTCTTCATACCATACGTATTTAACATAGCCGACAAACACCTTGATAGATTTCAACTTCTTAGGATTGTCAGCACCTTTGAATATTATCTGTTGTCCTGTCGGTCTGTATGTCATCTGTAACTTAGATTCAGGTATGTCCCAATCTTCTTCAGCCTTCAGCATGAATATGCCCCACTTAATCTGTTCATAGACTGAACCCCTTAAAGTGTCCTTTACACGTCTGATAACAACGGCATTACTCATTACACCACGCTTCGCATCTCTCATAATCCCTAAAGGAATCTCTGTGCCAATGAAAGAAGATTTTAAGGAACCACGCCCACCCTTAAGCCAGTAATGTGTATATGCATTAGTCTTAACGTATTTATGAAGATCATAGAACGCTGGGCCTATAATGTCAGAAAGCTTTGCTTTATTCGATGTCATCTATAATTACTATCTGTCCATTTGACTTGATGTCAAGACTGCTACCAGGCTTGTTACCGCTCAAGTCTCTAATGAATTCCGCCGCCTTAGTATCGCCCTTCATTGCCTTCTGAACCTGTTTAATGAGTATTGCGTCCTGTACAGTCACATTCTTGCCATTCAATGCAGCAAAGTTCTTTATTGTGTCCACATCAGCTATCTTACCGGATTTGAGAGACATGGAAAGAAGCGATGCAAGATTATCTTTCATTGCCTTCTTTTCTCTTCTTGCCTTGACAGATGCAAGTCCGCCTTTTCGGCCGTTCTCTCTTCTTTCTTCTGGTGTCATGTTTGCGAACTCACTTTTTGCCATTGCTATCACCTGCCTTTATTACTATCGCTTATTTTTTTACCTTGCTATACTTATAGCCGAATTTCTTAGCATGCTTAGTAAGCCATTTATCTACTGCATCATCATATGATTTACCTTTCATTCGTGCATTTCTGATTGCTCTAGAAAACTCATTAGGCTTGAAATGAGAACCTTTTTCAAATTTATAGTAATAATTCTTCTTGCTTGGAGAAGCAATAATACCATTTGCATTACGGTCAGATGCTGCATTTAATAAATCTGTATCAGAGAAATGGCCACCACTAGGATGATTATGAACGATGATTGTTTTTCTATTTCTTGATGTATTGGTACCTTTTCCCCAAACGGAATGCTTGTTTCCTTCGTTGTATTGATGGATAAATCCCTGGTCATCAACTTCAACAGACCACTCATGATCTGAATTTTGATGTTCTTTATTGAAATACGCTATAGCATCTTCCGGACTTTTAGTTTTAATTTTTGTGTTCATTTTAGCAGGGAGCAAGGTCTTTTGACCTTCCCAACTTGTTTTAGCATGTCCAAATTTAAACGTTTTATTCGATGTATCACTAGACGCACCTCTTCCACCTTTCAATTCAATTGAAGGAAGATGCTCCATCTTATCAATAATCTCTCTTACTTTTGCACCATTAACGCTATAATCCAGCGCTTCATCAACACTCTTAAATCTGATTAATTCATCTGTTCTTTCGTGCCATATTTCAATAGGCTTTCTATACATCCACACACCTTCACACAATTGAAAAAAATTAACTCGATTAAACTCAAACCTAAATTGATTCAGTCTCATTTATCGTTTATCTCCTTTCGTTAATTTCATTTTTTCTGTCACATGATTGTCATAGTATTTTACATTAGCGCCCTTGAAG